TGCTTCCCGCGTTGCTCGCCGGGACAAGGCAACCTCAAAATCGCATCGATGTGGCTGGGTACGTGGCCAACAACGCCGCCGAGCTTTCCGAACTGTGGGAAGCCTTCCGATCGGGCGACCTCAACAAGCCCTGTGACAAGGAAGTCAAGATGCGGGCGGCTGGCCTTCCCGTCCTGACCTGTGCGGAAGAGGAGATGGCCGACGTGATCATTCGCGACCTCGACACGGCTCGTTACTGGAACATCGATATCGCACGCGCGGTGGCCATCAAACACCTGTTCAACGCGACGCGACCTCAGCGCCACGGAGGGAAGGCCGCGTAATGCAGGACGTGCAGCGATTGCAAGCCCTCCAGGGGGCCGTGGCGAATTGGCAAGCTGCAAAGGATCTCGCTGACAAGCAGATCCTCTCGCATCTTCGGTGCATGCATATCGAGAATGCACAGGTACGAGCGGCGGCGGCTGCAAGAGAGAAGATGGGCCGCCTTCATGGGCAACCCGATCAGGTCGCCCGAAGCAAAGAAACTCTCGCGCAATGCCTTGCCACGGAAATCGAGCTCGATCGGGCGTTGGAAGTCGTCGAGAAGCTCTTCAGTGGAGAATCGACTGCGAGCCCAGATCCGAATACCCAATCTGCCAGTGATCCGGCTCATCCACGGGCAGCGGTGGCTCCTTCAGAATGAAGAATTCGCGCGCATCGGACATGTAGTCCACGATGGCCAAGAGGCGTTGGCGCTGGACATCGGTGAGATTGACCTCTGTGCGAATCTCGAAGGTCAAGATCTCGCCCTCGTCACTCGACCCCAAGATCCAATCGACTCCGATCGTGGCGTCTCCCAAAGAAACAGGAGACCAAGCCGGGACATTGAGGGTCACGATCAGGCCCAAGAACAGACGAATGGCGTTGACGATCCCTGGTCCCGTGCCCTTGCTGCGGTAGATCGCAACCAGCAGTTGAACGAGCTTCCGCTTCTCGATGGCCGTCAACTCGAATTCGAAGGGATTGCCAAGGTCGGCCAGCATGACATCCAGCCATTCCTCAGGAGCGGTATCGGGATCGAGGATGTCAGGCCAGCGATCGATTCGGCACAAGAGCAGATCGATGACCTCTTGAATGACGCTGCTGTACTTGCGCAGATCTCCAGAAGGTCCATCCAGTTCGCGAGCCGCCCGAGGAAGACGCTCGAAGTACAAGAAGTCCCTGTCTTCCGGCCCCGGGCAGACATACCCCACGAAGTCGGCACGGTTGTAGGGAGAGGCGATGATGTTCCCCGACGAATCCAGCACATTCGTGCAAGTCACCCGGTAGACAGCATTGCGAGTCAGCGGCGTCGAAAGGGAGAGAACGACGGAGAGTCCATCCACGGACGTGACTTCGGTGACCGCAGGGAGAATGGCTGGAAGGCCCCCCAAGATCGACAAGCTGTAGTTGCTGGCCCGCAGAGCATCGGAGGAAAGCCCCGTTCCTTGCTGGACGGTCTCATTGAAGGAGACGCGCACACGATCTTCGGCGGTCGCAAACGCTTCCAGGACGCGGGGTGGCTCGACATCTGTGGCTGTGAAGGACCACACCTCATGAATCGTGTCGGGTGGCCCTCCTTCCAGCGCAGAAAAGACCTCGACCGTGGTGACATGCGAAGACGGGAAAGGCGTGGCGTGGAGCAGGATGAAGTTCACTCCATTGGTGAACGACACGGGATTGAAACTGGAGATGCCGGCGTAGTCTCCGAAGAATGCTCCTGCCTGATACGCGAGCACCCCATCGACATAGATCTTCGTGCGAAAGAGATCGATGACGCCGGTTGCGGTATCAATGCGAAACGAGATGGTGGAGTCGAGAGCTACGTCGACTTCGTCGGGCTCCGGGACACGGTTGTAGAGCAGAGCGTCCGCATCCACTTGCGTGAGGGCATCCACGGCCGCCCCGGGGATTTGATAGACCTTGGCATCCTGGAGGTTGGAGACGCGCAGTTGCAGGACGACTTCTTGGTTCCCTGTGAGCGGATACACCGGAACGCACTGATCTTTGACGACACGGTCTTTGGTTCCAATGTCGATGTTGGAAGAGAACATCCCCCCAAGAACCAGGGAGAAGGCCCACCCAGCATCAATCGGGAAGTCGGAGGTTCCTCGTACGACCACGGTGTATTTGAGGTACTTGACGCCCGTGACATCAAAGGTCTGAGAGATCTGCGTGTAGTCGTCGGGCGCGATGCGGAAATAGCGGCCTCGGGATTCCGTCCCCAACTGGAAGTAGTGCGATCCCAGGGGAGCGTTGGAGGAGGGGATTCGCCCTTGCTCCGTCCCCAAATCCGCATCGTACGGAGTCGCAGAAGCCATGTGATTCCCTCACGCCTGAGCGGTCAACGTGAAGTGGTCGAAAGCGCAACGACGTGTGCTCTCGGAGGTGTACATGCCGAACCCGCCTCTTCCCGAAGTCAATGGCAAGCTTCCGCTGTTGATGCCGGCGTTGTCGTCCACGAAGGTTGGCATTCCGGAGACCGCCGTCCACACAGGAGAAGCCACCGAGTGCAAGAGAAGGTCGTTCTTCTTGACGTTGATCACGACATCGTTCCCTGCATTGACCACAATCTCCAGGTACAGATGGACCCAGACGTTGTTGGCGATGGCTTCGGTGCTGCGAGCAAGCACCCCTTGAGCCCCCGCCGCCACGTCAGGAACACCATCCACGAGGTGACCTTTCCGCAATACAAGGTGGCCCGGTTCTCCGTCTCCGATGCCGAGGATGTAGGCGCTGTCATTGACACTGTTCGGGTCAAGAAGCCCGAAGATCATGGGAGCGAAGCCGAGGTTCCCGCCGCTAGGGAGCTTCTTCATGGCCATGGTGATGCGCATGCCCTTGTCGGGGTCGGTGGGATTGAACCCGATCCCGTTGTAATAGAGCGCGGCGACACCCGGCGTATTGACCACCGAGTGCATGACGAACACCGAGGATCCTCCGCCGTTGGGAGGGGTGAATCCATTGCTGGCGACTCGGCGAACTTGAGACGAGTCGAGAGAATCCGTGGCAAGAGTGAAGTCCGTCTGGGCCATGGGGCGAGCCTACGCGGCTTATTCCACCTCCGTCCAGTAGGCTGCGGGGCTCACCTTGAGGGTGTGATCGCCTGTCCCTACGGTGGTGATGTTGACGGCCGTTCCAGGCCCCGGATTGAGGGACAGTTTGAAGGTATTCGCGTCGATGTAGATCACGTAGTAGACGACGTTCTTTGCGAGCGGATCGGGAAGCGCTCCTGTGGAAGTCACGGTGACGGGCTGGTTGTTGTTCAGTCCGTGTGCCACCGAAGTAAACACGTCGGTGCTCCAGTCGACCGTGAATAGGATGTCCTGCTTGAAGGGCGCAAACGTCTCGTAGGCGAGGCTTCCTCCCGTGAAAAGCGCATCGGTCCCGCTCACGATGGAAGTCGCGTAATCGACCACCCAGCCCGTCTCGAAGGTGTCCGACTCGCTGCTTCCGTCCGGCATCGTCGACCGATAGGGAGTGTTGTTCCAATTGGCGTTGAAGCCATCCCAAACAGCACCTCCAAAGAAGACGGCCGCAGTCCCACCTCCGATCTCGACGTGGTAGATCTTGGGAGAGCCCGTGATCCACTTGTCGAACGCGTCGTAGATTCTTGGGATGGCCACCAATCCCGTATCGAACTGTGCGGGAGTGCCAATCCCGATCGCGTTCAGATAGTCATCGTTCTCCCAGCCAGGAAGAAACCGATCCACGGACGACAGAAGTCCATCGAGGGCCGCGAACTGCGCCACGATCTCGCCCGCGCTGACGATCAAAACGGTCCAGTGAGTCGCTGCCCCGCCGGTCCCGTCTTCGAAGGAAACGTTCAGAAGTGCCACGAGCGCAGTATGGCACGCTTTGAAAGTGCTCTTAGCATGACCAAATGCCTACCCATTCTCTGTCTCGTTCCGCCCGCATCCAGGTTCGTCTCTCGCACTACATCCTTCACGAGATGAGCTTCGAATCGTTCGTCGCATTCACCAAAGAGATGCGTCTCTACCCCTTCTCGGTGCCGCAACCGTCCTTCCGGAAAGAGAGCGAAGCCTCCCCCACAGAGGCACCGTCAGGATCGAACTGATCGATCGATTCGAAGAGGGTCCACTTCGCCGCCGTCCAGCACCCTCAGGCCATGGCGCGCGGCCACCTTGACGAAGAAGCCTGCCAGGAGTCCACGATGACATCTCGCCGTGTGCTCGTCTCTGCCCATTCCACTCGCACTGTTGCAGTAGCACGTTAGAACGAAGAAGTTCTGACGGAGCGCGTTCACGAAGAGGTCTGGTTCACGGCGATAGAGGGTCGCCATCTCCTGACGATACTCGGGGGCATAGGACTTCCAGGCGGCATCCAACACGGCCTGCGACTCCTCTCGATTGTTCATTCGCAGAGCCTTGGATTGCTCGCTCTGGATTCGATGGAGAAGAGGAAGGCTCGGAGCGAATCGGACCCACGTCGTCGAGAACGAGCGCGATGAGATGTCCACTGCGCCAGGTCCCTTGTACGGATTCCCCTGACGAGAGGAACGATGGACACCCGTGTAGAAGACGCAGCCCGTGTCCTGAAGGGCGGGCTCGATCATCTCGAAAGGCTTCTTGGACTTTTTCAGAAGCGTCTCGGTGTGCAGAGACCCCTTGCATCCGGGCCACAGGAACCCAAAAGCCCGCGCGCAGACATCTACCATGACCTTGTTCCGGTCGAATCCCGCCCCTGGATTGGTCTTCCCTGCCGCAGTTTTCCATTTGGCAGGATAGGAGGCCACGTTCCAGCCAAGAGAATGGGCTGTCAATTCCGAGACGATGTCCGTCCCGCGCGCATGCCCCGAGACGATCTGAAAGTACGGGACGAAGGCCCGCGAACTGTAGACGGACCCAGGTGCCGCGAAGCGCGAGAGGTGATCGTGAACCTGCCAAAGGGCTCCATGATCACGCGCGCCAAAGTAGAGGATCGATTCCATGAATCCAACCTAGACACGGTTGTGGAATGTGCATCGGCTGTTACTCTGAGAGGGGTATGGATCCCTCTTCTACGCTGCACGTCATGGAGAACCTCGCTCGGGATCTCCGGCAGTACCGCTATTCCTTCCAGCGCGAGGTGGATCTTCAAGGGGGTGTTTGGGAGGCGTTCCAGAAGTCCGAATGGAGCTTGGAAGTGCGGCGAGAGTACGTCCTTGGCCCAAAAGATCGAGTGGACTTCTGGGTGGAAGGGTCAGGGATAGCTGTCGAGTTGAAAACGATGGGGCCGCTGTCCAAGGTGGTGAGCCAGGTGGCCCGCTACGCTGCCCATGATTCCGTCCATGGGGTGTTGCTCGTCACCACCTCACAACGCCTCGCCAGGGGGATGCCAGACACTCTTGCGGGGAAGCCTGTGCGAGGGGTGCTCTTGTCGGGAGGACTGTTCTGATGTTTGGACGTGTCGAGTTGATCAAGAAGTCGTGGCGTATCCGGGCGGTCCCCCACGTGATGATGCGTCTCAAGCGATGGTTCAAGCAGGCTCCTCAAGGAGAGGGAGACAGCCTCTTGCTCCACGACAATCCCTCCAATGCGGCCGAACTGGCGTGGATCCTGGAACGCTACCCCATGCAGATGAGCGAGGACGATCGGCTCTTGCTGGTGTTGCGAGCGGAGGAGCAAAAGGATCGAGAAGTTCTGATTGCAAGCGTTCAGTCTGGGAAGGCGGCCAAGGCGTTCCCCGCATTCAAGTTGGCTTTGCCTGCCAGGGAGTATCAGGTAGAGGCGGCCCAACTCTGCTATCACAGCGGGTCCTTGCTTTTGGCCGATCAGATGGGAGTTGGAAAGACGTGCTCGGCGATTGAGTTGCTTTCCTACGAGGGATGTTTGCCTGCGATTGTGGTTGTTCCGACGCACCTTCCACGTCAATGGGAGAACGAAATTCATCGATTCGCTCCCAATGTGACGACGCATGTCTTGGAACGCAGCAAGCCCTACCCATGGCCCACCAAAGAACCACCGCAGGTAGTCATTACCAATTGGTTCAAGATCGTGGGGTGGGCAGAGCACTTCGTTCGCGAGGGGCGGTACAGAACGCTTGTGCTCGACGAGGCTCATGAGCTACGGCACCACGACACGGAGCGCTATCGGGCCGTCTCCTCGCTACGGCAGTCTGTAGATCGAGCACTTCTCACAACCGGGACTCCGATTTTTAATTACGGCGGAGAGCTATGGTCTGTCATGAACATTGCCGCGCCGGATGCCCTCGGATCTCGTCAAGAGTTTATTCGAGAGTGGTGTGGGGGGAGTGACGCGACCGACTCCCGAGGAAACTCCAAGCCACGCGTCACAGACCCGCGGGCGCTTGGGATTCATCTCCGGACATCGGGCCTCATGCTGCGGAGAACACGATCCGACGTGGGACGCGAACTGCCGCCTCTATGCACGATCGTCCAGACTGTGGAAGCCGACAACGATGCGCTCTTGGAAGTCGAGGACCAGGCCGAGGCTCTTGCCAAAGTGATCTTGTCGGGTGGTTCCAGCAACTTCGCCAAGATGAAAGCAGGGGGTGAGCTAGACAACAAGATCCGTCAGGCCACTGGAGTTGCCAAGGCTCCGCACGTCGCTCACTTCGTTCGGCTCATGCTTGAAGAAGGGGAACGTGTCGTACTCTTCGCGTGGCACAAGAACTGTTACAAGATCTACAAAGAGCTTCTGGAAAAGTGGAAACCTCTCTTTTACACAGGAGAGGAGACGGCTGCTCAGAAGGAAGAGGCCAAGCGCCGATTCATTGACAAGAATCATCCTGAACATAGCCCCATCCTGATCATGTCTCTGCGGGCGGGAGTGGGGCTTGACGGCCTCCAGGGGCATTGCAACAACGTCGTGTTTGGCGAACTGGACTGGGCGCCCGCGATCATGGAGCAATGCATCGCGCGCGTGTATCGAGATGGTCAAACGCAGAAGGTGTTTGTCTACTACCTTCTCGCGGAGACGGGCTGTGACCCCATCATGTCGGACGTGTTGCAGATCAAGTCTGGGCAACTGGAGGGCATTCGAGACCCAGATGCGGCGGCGATTGAGAAGCTCCAAACAGACCCCGCGCATATCAAGAAACTCGCGGCGTCGTACCTGGCAAAGAAACAGTCTCGCGAGCGTGCTGCATAGGTGCTCTTGGCAGGACTGCTCTTAGGTTTGGAGGAAAGGACGATGAACCTCGACAACACTCACCCCAAAGACCCCGTCAGCGCCTACAAGAAACACGAATGTGCCGTCTTCTGCCGAACCCGCGAAGCGCACGGTGGCTGCTCCAACATGGCGGGCGGATACCCCATCCAAGTGTACGAACGTGGCACCACGAACCTCCTCGCAGAGGTGCGCAGTTCAGAGGCGCTCTACCAATGCGGCCGGTTCCCTCACGATACGACGATCCAAGAAATCATCCTGGCGCAGCGCTTTCCTATGCAGTCCAAGATGGTCATGAAGCCCTTCGTGGCACAGAGCCGACTGGATTGGAATGAGGTGCGGGTGCCCTGGATGGACTGGGTTGTTCGTCAAAAGCTCGCGAGCAACCGCGCCTTTGCGGAAGTATTGAGGGGGACCGACGGGAAAAAGATTGTCGAGCTATCCCGCCGCGATCGGTTTTGGGGTGCCGTGGAGACTCCCAGTGGATGGGTCGAGGGGTGCAATCATCTGGGAGAGATCCTGACAAGGCTGCGGGACGAATTGCCGAGTCTGACTCCGGCCAAGCTTCGTGTGCCGTGTCCTGTGGCAGGCATGAAGCTTCTAGGGCGCGACCTGTAGATCAGAGCGTGCCGCCATCCTTGGCATCGTAGAGGGTGACGGTACCAAGCTTGGGGAACTCCCGCAGTGCCAGTGTGACTCCGGTGGAACTCCCGTCGATGAGCACGCCAATCGGTCCATCATCGATCTCGCGTACGCCTTCCGCATCTCGGACCGCATTGTAGATGTCCGAGAAGGCGAGCTTGGAGGTCGAGAGGCCGTCCACGTCCTTCAAGTAGTACCCAAAGTTGATGAGCGGATTCGGAACCAGCGTGTCTCCATCTGCGCTGGTGACGCCAATGCCCTGCGCGAGAATGGGTGAAAGTTGCAGAAGCTTCGAAGCGGGGATGGTGACGGCGAAGAAGCTCTCCAGGGCTGCTCGAATGTTGGCGCCCACCGTTTCTTTGCTGTAGCCCGCCCGTCGATGAATGCGCGCGGTGATGTCCACGGTGCGGTACACAGCCGCTCGGACGCGGAGTTGGAAGGTCACCGTCTTGGGCTTGTCGCCGGCTGGGAAGGCCGTTGGAAGGGCTTGCTCCGCGATGTACACCTCATCCCCAAACCGCGCCGCAATGGCCGAAAGAAGGGTATCGGTGGGTGCTCCTCCGTCGCTTGGAATGATGTAGAGGAAGCCCTCGTTGAAGAGCACCGAAGGATCTTGGCGGCGAGTCAGAAGCAGAGCGCGCGCCACCCCACTGACTTGCTTGGCCACGATCTCGTAATCTTCCCGAGCGACAGAAGCGGAGGCCACCCGCACACTCTCTGGAGCCAGGAGGCGGATCAGGGCATTGGACTGACGATCTTCACCACCCACCGTCTTGTCCGCATTGACGGTCTCCAGGTGGACAGGATTGCCGAGCGAATCCACGAAGGAGCCTTCCAAGATTCGCAAGGCTCCTGCTTGCAGCTTGCCAACCGCCCCACCTCCGAACTTGTAGGTACACGAAATGATGCCGTCTGGAAGAGCGCCTGTATTGCCGTCCCCAAAGCGCACTGTGCATCGGTCCTGAGCGTCAATGATGGTGACGTAGTGCCGATCCGAAGACGTGCTCGATAGGAAGTTGTGTACCTCGGTCCATTCCCCCGCAGGCGTCGTGATCAAGAGCGACTCATCCACGTAGGGGAAACGTGTCAGTCGAAACTCCTGATCGGCACGGTTGGTGGACTGGAAGGGGTCGGTTTCCTCCTCGCTATTCTCGACCGTGATCGTGGTGCTGGTCTGTCCAGGCGGAAGGATCCAGTTGATCAAGGTGCGGAACTTGACGGTGGTGGTCGACGCGTCTGTTTTGACAACGGTCCCCGCAGGGATCAGGATGCCGTTGGCAATGGCTCCTCCTGGCAAGAAGAAGCTCTGTTCGACCGTGGCAGCGCTTGCCCCTGGCGGTCGATACCCAATGAGCTTGACGAGCCCCAAGAGACTCCGGCGCTGCTGAGCCGTGGTGATGCGCGACTCCCGGCCGTGGTTGTTCATGAGGTGCGCGAGGATGTCTCCCACGTGCGCCTTGGACCCGAGCAGGAAGCGGGTGAACTCCGCGAGCTTGGCGTCTTCCAGATCAATGTTCGGATAAAGGCTCCGAAACAAGGCTTTGAGACGCGTGAACAGCGTGTCGTAGTCAAGCGCAGTGTAATCAACGGGCTTCGGAAACTGGGCCATGGGGACTCCTGATTTATTCCTGATTACTTCTTCACGAGGACGGCAGACTTGGCATACGCAGGGACGGGGCCGCGATCCTTGGCGGATTGCGTCACGAAGGAGATCTCGATTCGGCCATTGGATTCCTCGGTGACCACAGCATCGGAGGCCAACACTTCGTCCGGAATGGCGTACTCCAAAGCGTCCGCAGCGTACACCGTAGCATCGTGCGGAAGCATGTCGGAGAATCGCTGTTGGCGAAGCTCTTCCATCCGACTTCCGAACTCGGTGTCGTAGGGGACTTCACCAGCAAACCGTGGTCCCGTGGCTGTGGTGCCCAGCGTCAGACCCACGCGACTGGAACGGAGGTCTTCCCCCGAGCCCGTCACAGGGTTGCCGTCCGGACCAAATCGAAAAGGAAGAAGGATGCCGACCGCCATGCCAGCGAGTCTACATGGTCTCGTCGTCAGCCAGGAATCTTGTCGAGAATGGCTTTGATGGTGGTGATGATCGGATCGAGCTGATCGAGAGCCGCGGCAGGATCACCGGAGACTCCGATCTCTGGGATGTGAGCCTCTTTGGGCAATCCTCCCAGATCCATGAAGCCGTTGACGATTCCGATGATCTGATTCAGTGGCCCGAAGCTTGTAGCGGTGTTGGCAAGCTGGATATCGAAGTTGCCTTGAGCGCAATCGAGCAAGGGTTGCAGCACTCCATTGCCAGGCTTCCCCGCAGCCGTTGCGAGAGCTGCCAGGCGTTGCTGTTGGCGAATGAACGACTGAAGCTCGTTCTTGAAGGCTTCGAGACCACTGACGATGATCTCGATGAAGTGCTTGACGGCCAGCGGGATCCAGACTTGCGGAATGATGGCGAGGATCTTTCCTGCGAGAGACACGACTTTCTCAATGCACTTCACCAAGCCCGATGGATCTGGAGGAGGTCCAAGACAATCCTTGACGGATTGAATGCACTGAATGAGTGCCAGAGCCACGTCCAGCAAGGTGAAGATCGGACCCAATGGACCCAATGCCGCACTGATCTGCGCGAGCATCCCTTGCACCGAAGCCGTCAGATCAGCCGTTCCAAGTCCTTGCATGGAGCAAACTTGGCCGCCTCCAGGCATGGGGAAACAGAACTGCTTGGAGATGTCGAGTTGCTTGCAGCCGGGGATATCGAGACTCATAGCGGACCCGCTTTCGAGATGACGAGACGATCGTTGAGGGTCAGTTGCGGCGAGTCGATGTCCACGAAGCCGGTCCCTTTGATGGACACCCCGGACAGCCCGAACAGCGTGATGCCTCGTTTCTCCAGATCGAACTCCAGAGAGGCCAGCACTTGCTCATCGTTGGGGTCGGAGGTGTCGGCCACGTAAAGCCGCACCAAACGCTGCCCCGGTGTTTCGTTGATGGTGGCTCGAAAAGCCATCGTCCCGAGCTTTCCGAACTCCAGAGATTGGATGAGGTGGGCCTTCGTTCCTGCGACGCGAATGTCATGAGGAGCCTGTTCCAACGCCCATGATCCGCCGAAGTAGATGGGGCGCTCTTCGTCTCCGTACAAGAGCACGACGAACACCAACGAATCGACGGCGGGCACCACATGACCGCCCCGCACTTCCGAGCCTCCGCCCATGGTGACAGGGAAAGCCCACGAAGAAAGGGCGATGAATCCAGGGATCTCCACCCGCACGCGATGCAGCCCGAGAGGGTCGTCCACGCGCCTCACGAAGGCTGGATAGAACTGGACGCCTTTCGTGTAGATCGATTTGAGGTCTTCCTGATCGAAAAAGCCAATCACTTGCTGCCGTCTCCTTTGGGCTGATCGCCAGGGACGAATTGTACCTTGTGCGTACCGTTCGTGGAGTACGCGATCTTGGTGGTGTACGGAGTGGGATCTTTGCCGCTCGCATTCCCGCCTTGAGCCGTTGAGTCATTGACCTTGGCTGTCGAAGTGCTCTTGTCCGCTCCGGCATTGTTGGCATCGCGCCGGAGCTTGAGGGCCAGCGTGTAATCGCCACCCTTGATATCGTGCTTGGCTTCGGTGATGCAATACTTGCCCGAGAGGCGTTTTCCAATGCGCTGAATCTCGATGATATGGCGAGCGATCAGCCGCGGGTCTCCAATGAGGTGGACGCTGCACTTGGAGGCTTTCCCGCTGGACTTGGAGAACGCAGCGGTAGCTTGCTTCTTGGCCTCCTCATCGCTCCTGGCTCCCGTGGTGGCCGTGGTTTCTGCGGCTGCTTGCTTCTCGGCGATGGTATGCGTGCCTTGACGAGCGAAGGTAATGACGTGCGAACCGAGCGAGGGCCGTCCAGGGGTATCCTCGTTGCTCGCCGTGCCTTCCACCTTCTTGTTTTTGGTGAGGTCGACACCCGTTGCGGTCACCTTTCCCGGATTGGCCTGCACGCTCACGGCATCGAAGGTGGGGAATGCCTTCAGGTCGCCCTCATCGGTGCTGTCGGGGATGAATTGGTAGACCTTCGTCGGGGCAATCCCAAGACGCTCTCGATGAAAGTGCAGGCCGGTGTAGTCGACGTAGAAGACGAACTTGCTGCCCTTCTTTGACTCTCGATCGGCCATCTTCTTGAGAAAGGCCGCGTCCGTCTGCATGGTCTTTGTGATGGTCGGGTAGATCTCTTCCGTGTCCTCGATGTCTCGGAAGCCTTCCCCATAGCCCCACTTCTCGGCAATCTCGGTGGCGACATCGGAGCGCTTGACGTTGTCCCATGTCTTGGCGTCTTGGAACTTGTGCATGAGGGCGCCTTTCCCCACGCATTCGACTTTGAAGTCTGGCCATCCAGGGGTGTACTTCGTGACCACCATCTCTCGGACAGGGGACATGTGGCCGGTGTATCCCCACGCCACGGCCAGCGAAGCTCCGCAATCGAACACGGGATCATCGGGGAAACGAAGGTCCGTGTTGAGCACCGTGAAGTCGCACTTGTCATTGGTCTTTTCACTGCTTGTGAAGGAGAGATCTTTGATGAGGAGCCCTTCCACGATCTCCTTCGTCTTGAGGTCTTTCAGCGAGTAGATCGAAATGCGGGGCGAGAATCTGTCTTGGACATTCACCCGCACAGGCTACGTGAGTGTTTTTTTTTGTCTATCTTGGTGCTGCGGGCGGACAAGAGAGAGGTCATCCCTCAAAGTCTGGGCGGCGAGCTTCGTCAAACACCAACTCTTGGACGGTGCGCAGACTCGGCAGGATCAGCTTCTTCCCTGGAGTCAATCGGCGCGTAGGGTCATAGCAAGAGTCTGGGATCGGAGGAGGCTGAAAGTCGGCAATGACCCACCACAGGTTCCCTACACCCTTTTTTTTGAGCCCGGGAGCATCGCGCAGATCGGCATAGACGCGGGCTGCGATCGTCTGGAGGGTATCGCCTTCCTTGAGGATGTAGTCGATGTTGTCGGGCAGATCTTGATAGCCGAAGGGCGCGGGGATCGTGAGGTACAGCCGCCCCTGATCATCGTAATAGGCATCGCAGAGTCGATACCGCGACCAATACCCCGGCGTGTTCATCGCTTGAGCCCGACCTTCCGCACTGTCTCACGGCCGATGTTTTTCACGCGACGTTCTTCAAGCTGGACATCGACCTTGAGGAAGTTGGGGAGGGCGTCGTCATCCTCGTTTTGCTGGAAGTTGCTCACTTTGAAGGTGAATTGTGGCGCGACGCAGATCAGACGGATCCAACCCGGCCACACAAAGAGGATGCGCCCCTGTCCTGTGAGGTTGAATTCGCCGCCCGCTCCCTCGCTGCCATACATGCTGGCAAGGAAGTAATTGATCACCTGAACCACGTAGTCTTTGGGGACCGCAGGATCGGAGTTGTTGAAGGTCATGGTGAACTTCGTGGTGAGGTTGCCAGTTCCCTGCGATTGGATTGGTTGGAACCCAAGAAGAGGAACCCCATGGCGGTTGAGCATGGCCTGCAACGCCACCTCGACCTCCTCGGGATTGTACTGGGCTTGGAGCGTGTCGTTCTCGACGCCCGAGTCCAGTTGCTTGATGTACATCCGCTTGACAGCCACGAAAGCAAGGTTAGCCGAAGCCACTCCCGACGGACACGATCTTGACTTGTCACCTTGAGATCTGCTCCTAGGCTGGTCTTTGGAAACGGAGAAAGCTTCATGTCGTTCAACAAGGTGATTTTGCAGGGTCGGTTGGGTCGAGACGCGGAAACGAAGGTGCTTCAGTCCGGGAAGACGGTGGTGAACTTCTCGATCGCTACCGAGGAATCGTGGTTCAACAAGGGGAAGGGGGAACGGGAGAAGCGCACCGACTGGCACAACATCTCGTGGTTCGCCCCAGATGGCAGCAAGCTCGTCCCGTACTTGACCAAGGGCGCAGGATTCCTGATCGAAGGGAAACTGCGCACCGACAAGTACGAGAAGGACGGAGACACCAAGTTCCGAACCTACGTGCTCGCGGACCAGATCCACTTCCTGGACGTGACCGGCAAGGGGGATGGCGCAGAGGAGGGTGGCAGTTCCAATCACACCTCCGCGGGCAAGCCAAGCGGGGGCGGATCGAGCGGCCCACGTCCCGGAGCCACGCGGAACAGCGGGAAAGGAACCCCTGGAAAATCCGCACAGCAAGAGCTTCCCATCGAAGGGAACGACGGCGGCGGGTTCGAGGACGACTCCATTCCCTTTTAGGGTCTGAGCGTGGAGAAGACTTGCTTCAAGTGTGGGCAACCGAAGCCAGTTGAAGACTTCTACAAGCACCCACAGATGGCGGACGGAAGACTCAACAAGTGCAAAGAGTGTACGAAGTCCAATGTCCACGCCAACTACGTCACCCACATCGATGAGAAGCGCTCCTACGAACGGGAGCGTTTCCAGCAGCCAGAGCGCAAAAGCTATGTTCTGGCTGCTGGGGTGAAGCATCGAGAGCGCCACCCTGAGCGGTACAAGGCCCGTGTTGCCGTCAACAACGCCGTGCGGGATGGACGACTCGTGAAGAAACCCTGCGAAGGGTGTGGTTCAGAAAAAGTCCAGGCCCACCACGAGGACTACAGCAAGCCGCTGGATGTGAAGTGGCTTTGCTTCGTGTGCCATCGTCGCCATCACGGCCAAGATCCCGCCCCCACGGACCGAACACCATGACGCGCATCCCAGTCACCTTGCCCAACGGAAGTCGCCTCTTGCTGATCAAGGAATGGATCGAGAAGGACGAAGCAAAGGCGCTCTTCGCCTCTTTGCGCGCCTCGATTCCGTGGGAGAGCCGAGAGGTCGTGCTCGCTGGCAAACGCATGCCACAGCCCCGTCTTGTGGCATGGATCGGGCAGCCTGGACTGGTGTACGTCTACTCGGGGTCCACGAACATCACGACGCCTTGGACGGCCGACTTGTTGAGACTGCGCCACCGTGCGGAAGCCGAATGCTCCGAGGGGACCGAATTCAACTCAGTGTTCGCGAATCTCTATCGGAACGAGCGAGATTCGATTGGCTACCACGCCGATGATGAGCCAATCTTCGGCAAGAACCCCACCATCGCCAGTCTCTCGTTGGGCTGTCCTCGCAGGTTCAAGATCCAGAGCAAGGCCACCCGCGAAACACGAGAGATGATCCTCGACAACGGAGACCTCGTGATCATGAGCGGGACCTTCCAAGAGCACTATCTGCACGCGATCCCGAAGGAAGGAAAGCGTTGTGGGGAACGCATCAACCTCACCTACCGGAGAGTCGTATGGCAGCCAGGGCAGACCTCATGAGCGCCGCTGTCCCCTCCAGTCGGATTGTGTTCCTGGACTTCGATGGAGTGCTGAATGCTCCGTCGATGCTTTGCGAAACCTCGGAGCTTCACGATGCCCTTCGTCTGAGTCGGACCTTGATCGGCCGACTGAATAAGATCTGTCACATCGGGCAGGCCAACGTGGTCCTTTCGACTTCGTGGCGCCCTACCCGCAAAAACAGCCCTTGGGATCTGTCGAATGTTCAGTCTGCTCTTGACGCTGTGGGGTTCGAAGGACGGCTCGTAGGAACAACGCCCGACTTGGGTCAATGGCTGGAAGGCGAGGGCTGGTTGGAGCACCCCGCCGAAGACGGAATCGACGAAGCAATCTGGGCGCAAACGCTCCGAGCCCGCGAGATCTTGGCATGGGTAAAGAACCATCCTGTGGAGAGCTTCGTGGTGCTGGACGATGACGTGGGGGCCGACGTTCCAGGGCACTTCGTTCATGTTGATTCCAAGGTGGGATTGACAGGTTGCGACGTGGAACGGGCTCTTGAGATTCTGCGTTGCGACGCCCCGATCCGCTCCTAGCTTGCGGTGGATGAGCATCGAACAAGACACCAAGGAAGCGCGTGAGGGAGTGGTCCGGAAGATCCGGTGGCAATCCGAGGAAACGGGCTGGCGCATCGTGGTCGTGGAAGTCGCCGGCAAGAGCGAAACGTGGGTGGGAACCATGGCCGCCGTGTTTGAAGGTGCCATCCTGCGAGCGGAGGGCGTTCACGATCCGGGTGGGCAGTATGGCCCGCAGTTCAAGGTGTCTTCTGTGACCGTGGCCCCTCCTGAAGAACGGGCCGCGATCGTCCAATGGATCTCCAGTTTGGTGGACGGCATTGGTCCAAAGAAAGCCGAGCGCATTGTGGCAGTCTTTGGAACAGAGACGCTCAAGATTCTCGACACGAACCACGCCCGCCTGGCAGAGGTTCCTGGTGTCAGCCTCGCGCACGCCGAAGCGCTGTGGAAAGCCTGGAGTGGCCAGCGTGAGTTGAATCGTCTGGTGATCTGGCTTCAAGGCCATGGCATGTCTCCTGGATTGGCCATGCGGATCGTGAAGCATTACGGGGCTCGCTGCATGGAGGTGGTGCAGAATCAGCCTTACCGTCTCGCGTTGGATATCCCAGGGATTGGCTTTCAGAAGGCCGACGAACTGGCACAGTCGATGGGAGTCGCTCTGACGGATTCGGAGCGCGTGATGGCAGGGACGATGCACGCGCTCCACGAGAGTACGACCCAGGGGCACTGTTACATCCTGTCACGCGACCTGATCAAAAAGGCGGCCACGCTCCTCAAGATCGGAGAATCGTACGTCACAGGCGCAATCGGGGCTCTGGACACAGCGGGACGAATCAAGCTCGAAAACGAGGGGGACGATGTGCGCGTGTTCTCGCGATCAATGCACGAGACAGAGTGTTACGTCGCGAAGAAAATTCAGCAGTTGAAGGCTACTCTACCGGGCCGCCCCAAAGGAGCCTGGTACAAAATCAATGGTGCCCCACTTCCTCTTGCTCAGGCTGCGGAAGCGGTCATCCAAGAGTCGGCGAAAGGAGGGATGACGCTTTCAGAAGGGCAAGAGCAGGCCGTAAGGTTGGCTTCCACAGAAAAAGTTGTAATCCTTACTGGAGGGCCGGGTTGTGGTAAGACCCAATCGATTAAGGCCATTGTGAGCATGTACGAGAAGGCGGGGCTCTACATGGCTCTGGCGGCTCCTACGGGCAAAGCTGCCAAGCGCATTCGAGAAGCCACAGGACGGGGTGCTTCCACAATTCACATGCTGCTTTGCTACGACGGCAAGACGGGGCGCTTCGTTCACAATGAGGAATCACCACTGCCCGTCGATGTGCTGGTGATTGACGAGCACTCCATGGTGGATCTCAACATGATGCGGCATGTGCTCGCGGCACTCCCTCCAGATGCGCGCCTATTGATGGTGGGCGACGTGGACCAACTCCCGAGTATTGGAGCCGGCGCCGTGCTGCGGGACCTGATTGACTCGGGCTGTGTTCCCACGGTTCGACTGACGCAGATCTTTCGACAGGCATCTACGAACTCCATCATTCCAGCGGCGCATGCGATCAACCACGGAAAGTTCCCCGTGAGCGACGATCCCGAAGATCCCAATGCGGGTTTCCTCATGATTCAAGCCGAGGAGGAGAAGTGTCCTGAAGGGCGCATCGTGGATCTCGTCACGAAGTACCTGCCCCGCATGGGTATTCCGATCGATCATGTGCAAGTGCTCTCGCCCATGCGCAAAGGAGCCATGGGGACAGAGGCCCTCAATTTGCTCCTGCGGGATGCCATCAATCCAGGGGGAATGTCGGTCACCCGGCGCAAGCAAGAATGGCGCACCGGGGATCGGGTCATGCAGACGAAGAACGACTACAGTCGAAGCCTCTACAACGGCGATGTGGGGTTCATTCAAGAGGTTCTGCCAGCCGCCAAGAAGGGCGAAGTGATCTTGCGGGTGCGCTTCGAGGATCAGACAGTGGACTACAAAGAATCCCAGTTGGAGCACCTCATGCTGGCGTACGCATGCACCGTCCATCGCATGCAGGGCAGTGGCTTTCCCGTGGTCGTGATGCCCGTGATCAATGCCCACTACACCATGTTGGGGAGGAATCTGGTGTATACCGGAGTCACCCGTGGGATCAAAAAAACGGTGCTCTTGTTCGAACGGAAGGCCATGGTCATTGCTCTTGCCGAAGTCCGTAAAGAGCAACGAAACACGCGCCTGTCGTTCCGACTGAGGGAAACACCGAATTGCGGAGCCGGAGAGGCATGCCCAGCGTCCGATAAAAGCCCGGACGACGCTTCCTAGCCACGAGAGCCATCGAAGCCACTGGAGGCTTCCACGGGTCAAGGAAGGGGGGTGTTGTCCATGTAGCTTCCGTCGGCCTGGTTGGAGCTAGCATCCGCGGCGGCTTGGCCCACTTCGCGTCCGTCGATGTTGACCTTGACGATGATTGGATCGCGCTGCTTGGATTGGCTCTGAAGCCGAACCGACTGATTCAATCCATCAATCGCTCCCACCATCGCTGCGTTTTGAGCCGCTCCCACTTCTGCCGCGGCCACAGTGGCAAACTGATCTTCCGGGGCATTCGAGGTTCCGCCTGTCTCGTAGCCCCCATTGCCTTGGCGCTTGGCAGTGATGATCTCGACAGGCTTGTCCAGACCAAGTGCTTCCTTGCTGCCAGACTGAATGCTCTTCTGGAGATCGCCGATCTTGTCTGCGAACTTGATTCCGATGGTGTCGCTCAGTCCGAGCACAGCAACGATGGTGTCTGCGACGCCCGCCAGGATGCGAACGAACCCAAGCACGAAGCCTGTGACGGCCACGATGTCGCCGTACACCACCCGCTTGAACCCATGGAAAGCCTCACTCCAGTTGCCTGTGACAGCCCCATGGATCATCTCGCCAATGCCACCGAAGATGTTCCCAAAGCCGACGACAAGAGCCCGCACTTGAGAGATTGCTCCCGCCATGATGCCGAGCGCGCCACTGGCAACACTGATCAGGTACCCACCAAAAGTCTTGACGCTTGAGCCCGCTTCTCCGTTGACACTGCTGTAGGCGTTGAACTCGTTGATCAACTGGCTCATCTCCGTCCCCACGTCCGAGAAGACAGCCACGACAGGGCTCACAGCAGAGGAAAGCGCGTTCCAGTTCGCAATCATCCCATCCGCAAACTCGATGCCTTTGGTCATGACACGAACAAGGAGAACCGCGATCTCTCCCAGGGTCTTCCCGAAGTGCATGCCGCTCGCGCTGGCTTTGCTGAGGCCGCCATCCATCTCATTGCTATTGATCTCGCCCGTCAGTCCCTTGAAGTTGCCCAAGAGGCCGTCGATGGCATCCCCGAACTCTTTGAAAGCTCCCGCACTGCCATCAAAGGTCGTGGTGATCCCCAGAATGAAGTTGTCGAAGAATTGCTTGATCTCATTGAAGGACTCGTACACCCGTCCCACGAAGTTCAGGATGCCTTCGTTTTCGGCCTTGCTCAGCTCGTCCGCGAGAGGCCCCGAGATCTCTCCGTTGGTGAAGACTTGCGCGAGCCCCTGAAAGGCCAGTTTGATCCAATTGATCTTGGCGGTGACACTATCGCCCAGCCCACCGAGGTTGTTATCGATGGCGTACTTGAGGGCCAGTGCTCCTGCGGCAACCACCCCAAAGACGCCCCCCAAAACCAGGGCGATTGGTCCAAGAACAGAGAGTGCTCCCACCACCTCCATGATGGGTCCTGCAACAGCCCCAATGCCCGCCGCAACGCCCAGTGCTGCCAGAGCAAACGAGCCCAGTGCTGCCGCTCCAATCGCAAATTTCGCCGCGAATGTCTTGACCCCCTCGGGCATGCCTTGAACGACATCAATCAGCTTGTTGACGACTTTGATGGTGGCTTCGACAACGGGCCGCAATGCCTTGGTGAGAGGTTGGCCAATGGCAATGAACAGCGTCTCCATGCTGCCCTTGAGGAGCGTTTGCTGCCCCTCGAAGGTATCCAAGAGGCGCTCGCGAAACTCTGCCGCCGCACCCTTGCCAGCACTTGCATTGGCCATGCTCTTGCGCAGGCTCTCAATCGCGTCGGCGCCGAAATGCTTGAGACCATCGGCGCCCGTGATGCCGTTGCGCAACTGGCCGCTCATGTTGGTGTACGCCGTCAGGCCGAACTTGCCGAACAGCTCCATCGCCTTCCCCGCGCGCGAAGCTGCATTGGGGAACTTCTTCGCGAGCGCCTGATCGGCTTCCAGCACCACATCCATGAAGGGGCGGAAGTTGCCCGCAGCATCGGTGACCTCGACTCCCAGGTCGCCCTTGAACTTCTTGGCGTTCTTCGCGAGCATCAACAAGGCGGACGACACCGAGGAGGCTGCTACGGAAGCATCCACGCCAGCGCCTTTGACGAGCCCGATGGAGGGGAGGATCTCGTCGATGGACTGACCTGTCGCAATTGCACCACGAGACACGTTGCCGAGAGAGATCTGGAGATCGTTGGCCGTCAGCGAAGTCGCGTTGCTGATCGTGAGGAGTTTGTCTGTCGCCTCTTTGGCCTGATCGATGCTGAGACCGAAGATCTTGACCGCAGCACTGGAGGTCGCCGCTGCTTGGGCCACGCTGATCTGTCCGCCCGCCGCCAAGTCCAAGACGGGAATCAGGAGCTTGGTCGCTTCCGTCGCGTTGTAGCCCGACTGGCCCAGCAACTCCAAGCCTTCGGCGGCAGCGGTGGGAGAGAATTGGGTCGCAATGCCGGCTGCAATCGCCGCTTTCTCCAACACCATCATGTCGGATTTGGAAGCTCGCATGATGGCGCCTGCGCTCGCGATCTGCTTGTCGAACTTCCCCGCCGCACTCGTCAACGCATCGAACGCATGAAACCCGCCCGCGACGCCTTCGAGGGCCATCATCGCGGTTGTGACACCTCCGATCGTGGACTGGATCGCTCCAAGTCCCCCTGTGATGCCCCCGCCCTTTCCTTTCCCGCCTTTCTTTCCAATGGAATTCCCCATCGAGGAAGAGGTCATTCCCATGGAGCGGCCCATGAGATTGCCTGCCTGTGCGACCTGTCCCGCCCCTTGCAGGATGGCGTTTTTCATCTCCCCAAAGCTCGCCGTCACCCTCATTGCGACAGGTGTGAACTTGTCTTGAAGGGTGATCTCTACGCCGAGGCCAAGGGATTGGAGCGACACGTGAGCGAGTGTGCCTCAATCAAGCCCTTCGCCGCATCCCTCTGTGTTTCTGGATCAGAAGCTTTCGCGAGCCTTTTTGGGAGCCGCTGCATCGCGATGAGCTTTGGCTTCTGCTCTCCGCCGACGAAGCAAACAGTCGGCGTAATCGTGGAGTTGGTCAAAGCTCATCATCAGGAGATCTTGATAGCTCCAGGTGAGGCCGCTTCCCCCGTGTTGATGCAGCCCAAGCTCGAAGGACAAGCGGATCCAGGTGCCGTAGTTGACCTCTGAAAAGAGCATGTTCCAGAGGCTTTCGGCCGCTGGGTACCATGTCCGGAGCCCTGTCGAGCACGGGAGTTGGATCAGGCCCGTTCCGCCGCTCGACGCGACAACATCTCCGTGATCGTCGAGCGCCGTGTCGCGAAGATCTGAACGAAAGGGAGAACTTGGACCTGTTGTGTCTTGCACTTCGGGCAGCGCAGTTGAATGAAGCCGTCGAGCCCGTAGTTCTTCTGGTTGAGCTGAATCAAGAGATCGTCCAGATCGTCCGCGGACAGGGATTGACACCACAGCCAGATGTTCATGGGCGTCTGTCGATTCAACTCCAGGCCCGGGACTTCCGTCAGGTACTTGGCCAGAAGCTCGACTTCCGTCTCCGATTCCCAGCCTTTGCTCTCGTACAGTTTGATCCATGGCTTGTCGCTCTCGTAGCTGTTGGGCCGCCACTTGATCGTTCGGCCGTGGAGAGAGAGCGTGGACGTTCCCTCTTGGGCGAAGTCCTCGAAGAGATCGTCGGTGATGGGAGTGACGTTGCGCAGGAGGTCATCGGTCAGAACTTCCCAGCCGACAAGGTCATGGCATGCATTGCAGTTGTAGTCGAAGCTCACCACGTCGCCCACGCACAGACTGGGATCTTCGAATCCTTCGTGAACCTTGTCGCCACCGTTGAGGGGTCTCCGGAGACTGCCCTTGTAGAGGGACAGGAGAGCATAGGTGAGGTCGCCCAGCGGGACACGGCTCCATGTGGGACGCGAAGTCGCAGAGCCGATGATCGACTCCTTGTAGGGACCTGGACTGACAGTGGGCTCACTGCACGAGGTGAGCAGTTGCACGATCTTGTCCACGGCCTTGACGCTGCTCTTGCCGAACTGGCTCAGATCACGCGCGCCGATGGGGTGGAATTTGATGACCGCTCGGGAGGGGAGCGGGACTTCGAAGCAGGGGAGAGGAAGAGGCTCGGACATGCGGCCAGACTACGTGGAGTCGGCGGACCGATCAAGATAGGAAGTGTCAGACGACCTTTTCGCGCCGCCCGACTTCGAGGAACTTGAGGGTGACCTTTTCCTTCATGTCCTCGTCTTCCGATTTCGCATCGCCATCGAAGTCCGAGTATTTCATGACGAGACAGCGCCGAACGACACGCTTGGCCACATCCTTCCCCGCACGCATGTAGTAGAGCACGCCGTTCTTTTCGGCCTTGGAAGTGGCCCAGTCTTGACAGAAGTCGTCGTCCACATCGGTCTGCCGGACGAACTCGATCGTGCTGTATTTGAACTTGTTGACGAAGTGATCGACCGTGGTCTCCGCTCCGCCTTCCTCGATCGAGATGATGGAAAACTCCACCTCGAAAGCGGCCACGGACTCGCACCGCAGATCGCGCCCCTCGATCTCCAGGCGAAACCCACTCTTCGGTACCAGTTTGCGAATTTGACCAACCGAACCCTCAGCCATGTCGATGCTCCTTCAATGCTCCTGAAGAGATTACCCGTGATCGCGATTGCCTGTCACGCCTGCTCGAATTGGTTCACGAACTGAGCGAGAGGCGACATGGTGATCACAATGAACTTCGCCGCAGGGCTGGTGTTCATTCCGATGTTGCCGAGGACGTAGCCCGCATTGACAACGTCGTCCGTGTTCAGACCCTTTCCGAAGTCCACGAAGTACGCCTTGGTGCGGTCCTTCGTACGGAACGAGCCACTCTCCGTGAGACGCCGCAGGTAGTTCTCCGCAGCGCTGGTCATGCGCTCGTACAGACCATCGTTGATGTTCAGTTGGCGCAGCTCGTCGTAGGCGATCTGCATGTCGTTCATGACGGACATGACGCCGCGCGATTGACCCACCGTGGGGAACACGCCTTCCGAGTTGAGGGTGTCCGATCCATCGAGATAGATCGGCTTCCCACGCTCGGCACGCACCACACAGATGTTGTCGTCCTGACACAGCCCACGAACGGCAGCGTCTTCGCCCTCGCGCGTTTCGATGCCCAAAGCCGTCCGAAGTTGGCCATTGCTGACGGAGGGCTGATCGAACGCTCCACCCACTTTGGCCGCACTGACACGCGCATGAACGCCTGCCACGGCTCCCTCGACAGGAGACAGGACGGTATCTGCACTTCCGAACACGGACGTATCCGGGTTGGCGACGTAGATGCGTGGCCACACGAACCGAGCGATCTCCGTCAGGCCCTTGAGCGTGGCGGTGCTGGTCACATAGGTTCGGACTTGTGCCGCCGTGTACCCCGCAGGCGACCCAAGAACGGCGAAGGTGCGCCCACCACGATAGATCTCGCAGTAGGTGACCAGGCCATTCTGAGCGCTGGCGGTGGACCGACCCGGAATCGCGATCTCGTCGATGCGCCCCACGAGATCGAAGGCGCGCAGCCCCGTCCGCGTGGTGGTGGTTTTGGAACCCACGAAGTCGGCATCTGCCAGCGACGTGAGACCATCGTTTCCACCTGCCAGAGGGCCGTACGTGCCATTGGCGGGGCGATTGTCGGGAGCCGCGATGGTGGAGTCATCCGAGACCGCAACGACCGTAGAAGCCCGCAGCGAGCCCACCCCCAAGTTGACCGCCGTCTCGGTGTAGAGCGGCGAGGTGGCATCCGAGGACAGGTTGGGGAAGCTCTCGTACAGCACTCCGCTCTTGAGCACCTTCAGATCGAACATGTCGGTGTCGCCGTTCGTGGCGTCCGCAATCACGATCGTCAACTCGTGGGCATAGGTTCCGTCCCACTTGCCCGACACGGTGAGCGAGGTCTCCGTGCCACCCGCAATGCCGGAGTGAGACGTGTTGTCCAAGCCCACGATGGTATCCGCCGTGGAAGACGAGATGACTTGCACGCTGGAACTTGTGCCCGTGGTGTTCGAAGTGAACTTCGCGGCTCCGCTGGAATTGCTGACCGTGACACCCGAGACAGCCAACTCGACCACCGTCTTGATCTCTGTCACGGTGACGGCAGCGATGTTGGAGACGTTGCCCGTGCCTGCGGTGTTGCCCGTGGTGAACGAAAGAACCACGTTGGCGGTCCCACCCGTGATGTTGATTCCCGAGCCTGTTCCGAGTCGGTTGCTGGTGATCTTGACCGCGTTTGCCGAGACACTGGCCACCGCACCCGCGCTCTGCGTTGCGAAGAAGGCGTTCAATGCCGCTACGACTTCCGCAGGCGTGGCAGCCCCACTGTCGGTGAATTCGGCAGTCGCGAACGTCTTGGTGAGAACGCTTCCGCCGTCCACGCGAAGGGTGAGCGTCATGCCGTTGGTCATGACGTACGTGCCCGTGGTGCTGGTCCGAGAAGCCGCCGTGCCCGTGAAGGTGGCAGTCAGGTTGCTGCCGCCATCGATCTTGAGGATGAGCGTCAATCCCGTGTCCACGAAGTTGTACGGACCCACGTTGCTGGCCGTGATCGATCCCGCCGTGGCCGCCAGACTCGCCGTAGGGATGGTCACAGAAGCCTTGGCCGACGTTTTCGAAGTCGTATCGCCTGGAGTCGTGCATCGAACCACGCGCGACACGAAGGCTTGCTGCCCGCCTTCGTCGAAGAAGGACTTGATCGCAAGTGGCAGATCTTGGGCCGTGGACGAGAAGCCGCCGTAGACCGATGCGAACTCGGCGTAGCTCGTGAACGGAGTCACGTCGTCATCGTTCGCCGACCCAATTGGACCCATGCGCGTGATTCCCGCAAAGGCCGCCACCACCACTCCATTGGCTGGAATGCGAGTGCGAGCCTGTTGCGCCCGCTTCGTCAATACGCTGCTTGCACCGCCTGTGGCCATGGATCACTCCTCACCGTAACGAACCGAGATCTTCTGGAGACGAAGAGCATTCTTGACGCTCTCCGCATTGAGCACACACAGGGGAAGAGGCTCGGAGACGCTGTGCTCGGAGCCCTTGGCAAAGAGCGTGATGGCCCCCGCAAAGCTCACTGTCTTCACAGGACCCAGCGCATCTTCCACGAAGTCTCCCGCCAGCGTCTTGTTGATGCTGCGTTGTACCCGCGCCACTTTCTGGGGAGGCGAAGGTGCCACTCCGCAGTCCGGGGGAATTTCCAAGACAAGTGTGCCGCGCTCTCGGTGTACCAACTGAACCGTCTTCACACGCGCAGGCTCACCGCAGGAGGATGGTTCTGCAAGACTTCTGTGCTTCAGGCAGGCGTCAGTAGGGCCATTGAGCGGTTCGGGGGCGGTATTGCGTGTACTCGAAGGCTTTCTTGGCCGCGTCTTCTTTCGCGAGAGCTTGAGCCACGGCCTGTTCTTTTTCGATGAGGGCCGCTCGCGCAAGATGCAACTCGACGACCGACCGTTGGCGTTCTTGAATGGCAGAGAACCATTGATCCACCACACTGGGAGAGAGGATCGGAGCCTCGCTCATGGCACATACCGCAGCGGCGTCAGAGCGGCTTGGGCGAGCTTGCGCGTGATGTCGATGGTTCCTGCATGACTGATCCACTCTGGGGCATCCGCAAAGGTGCCGTAATCGAGACCAGGAGGGGCTTCCATGGGGACTTGTTGAATGACGCCAGAGAACAGAGCCGTCATGGAATCCGTGCGTCCAATGCGCCCGCTGTACCGGACTCCGCGTGGATCCGTCATGTAGGGGAACACCAACACTCCGCGGCTTGGGTCGGCAAGATCACGCGGCACGGGAAGACCTTCGTTCGTGTCAAAGTGATGCTGGACAAGCTCTCCCAGCGAGGTCAATTCGTGCAACCGATCTGCCACGAGCACGAGGGTGAAGCTGATGTCTTTGAACTTTGGCGGACGGCGAACCAGTACCAATCCGTTGCTCCCATCGACGTAGATTGGTTCGTTGGTAGAAGCTTCCGACTCTGCCACCACAACCTCGGTGATGGCGATTCCAGGCTCTTTGGAAGCCAATTGAATGAACCCAAGAACCGCATTCGCCTTGCTGTCGTAGTCCACCGAAGGATTGAAAGCGACGTTGTAGGTGATGTCGTTGCGAAGGATCTGCTCGAAGGCCAGCACCGTTCGCAGAATGATACCCGCGTGACCTAGGGCAGGGCGCTTGAAGGTGTAGGCGTCTTCGACAGTGACGGTCTCTCCAGGGATGAGTGCGCCTGCCGCATCGATGTTTTCGAGCGTGACATCGACTGTTCCGAAGCCTGTTTGAACGACTGTGGCGCCGGGAGGGATGAGCTTTGGATGTTTGCCAGGAGCAGGCGATTGCTCCCCATTCTGGAAGACGAAGGACCAATCGTTGGCAGCATGGCGAGGCGTGGTGACGTACAGCGTGGTCTCCGAAAAGACCCTGACAAGCGTCGCCGGAACACCATCAAAAAGCACACGTACGGTGGGCGCGGCTTTGGGAACCTTGCCATTGGGAGAAGCCGGAGCCGCTGGCGCAAGTTGAAAGTTCGTGCCGGTGATCTGGACGAGTGTGCCTCCGCCCGAGTGACCCACGGCGGGAGAGACTTGTGTGATTGTAGGGACAGCCATGTTTCAACTCCTCAACCGTAGAGACCGAGCTTCTTTGCGATTCGTTCTTTGACACGGGTCATGTCGCGGTGCTGCGTGTCTGTCCGCATGTAGAACGGAGTCGGCGGAAGAATCATCACCGTACCGCTGGACGATCCCTCGATTCCCGCGTGCTTCCCCACGTACTTCAAAAAGTCGAGTTGTCTCTTGTTGAATCCACTTTGCCAAGCGGAGAGATCGTCCGAGAGGATGCCCGCGAAGTAGCCCCGCGGCGGAACGCCCACAATCTTGAAGAGGCTTTTGATGGACCGCAGTTGCTTGATCGAGAGCCACCGATCGAGCAACGGGATCGCTTGAGAGGCCGCCGTCAACTGCGCCTCCAGAACTTCTCCCACGTTGTTCTTGTAGTGACTGACTTCGGAAGAGATCTCTTTCAGGGCGATGGTGTCGGCCTTGTTCCACTTCATCAAAAGTCCCTGAAGCTTGGCCCAGTCCCCCTTGAGGCGGACTCCAATGACGCCGCTGGATCCATTCCCACCCTTGCCAAATGCAGTGATCCTTCCGCCTCGTTTGCTGCCGCCGCCCTCCAGAATCGAAAGAGCGGTTTTCTTCGCCCACTTCGTGATGCCTTTTCTGGAGAAGTCCATCACGCACCCCCTGTCTTGCCTTTGGGGTCTGCGGAGAGGCCAAGGACGAACAGATTGGCACCCCCGAAACCGAACCCAAAGCCGCTCGGGACAACACTGTCGACGAACATCCCTGGAGGGTTGGGCCACGACTGGACGACATTGCCCGACTCATCCCGCACACACACCAACCGATCGCGTGGCTTCAAGAGACAGTCCCCCGTCGCTCCATCAATCAACTCGGGGGTGTACGTCTCCACGTCCAATCGGTTGAGGACGATGTACATGTCCGACTCGGGAGTGCCACCCATTCCGCTCATGCTCAAGTAGTAGCGGCGGCCGGTTTCGATCTGCGCAGGAAGAATGACGTGGGTCTCCATCTCGCGGCGGCCATCATCACGCTCTTGCTCTCCATCGTTGGCATTGTCGACCACGGGCTCGCGCAATGTGTAGTTGTACAGACCCAGACTCACCATCTGATCAGGATCCAGACGTGCAATCTCCACGAGCTTTGGAAAGATGAGGAACATGGATCACACCACCGTCACGCGAGCGCCCCGAACGAAGGATTGAATCTTGGAGTCGATGTCTGGATCGCCTGTGTACTTCGTCGAGCGCGTTCCTGCGCCTGGCTTGGGGCGGTCGTAGCCAATGCTCTGCTCTCGTGTGCGAAGAGAGTTGGTGTAGATCTGATCTCGGAACATCTGGGCTTGCTGCGACGCCTGCGGGTAGAGATCGCGCAGTGCCATGCGGGTCACGATCTGTCGGACAAGATAAGGAGTGCTGCCTTCGAAAGATCCGTCGTAGTCGGTGTACCCAAAGACCCCCACAAGCACGAGCCGCTGCGGAGTCTTCTGGTTCGAAAAGCGGAATTGACTGAGGCCAAAGGTGGGAAAGATCGGCGGCGAGAGATACTCCACGGTGGTGTACGCCTGTGGCAGCGAGGCCATGGCAAAGTCGATGTGGGGATTGCGGCGATCGTCGGGGTTCCCAAGGTTTTCTCGAAGGTGGCGGTTGTACACCTTGTAAGCCGAGCGAGCGAATAGCCACGATGGTTCAAGGATGGAGAAGCTCTCGATCGCCACAATGGGCTCGTCGAGATACACCGAACGAAGCGTGGCGGTGTCGAGGTGCGTCTGCTTGTACTCAGGAACAAACCTGCGACCCGTCCACTTCTCCAGTTGCTCCGAACAGGCCGCGCGCACCATCAGGATCCGAGCATCCGAGATCACGGGACCAATCCC